AAAAAAATGAAAAATAATTTATTTGAAATGTGTTCGTCATTAACATTAATTGAAAAAACTTTAAAACCTACCAATTCATTTATGGCTTGGTATGAGTCTAAGGGACTTACAAAAGACTCTGTTTCAGTTTACTTAAAAAGATGGAATTTATATTTAGAGTTTCAAGATTACAAAGATAAAATATTTTCTTATTCAGATCAAGCAATAAAAATTCTAACCAATAAGGATCTTCAATATGAGGAAGTGTTAGGAATTTTAGAAAATGACATCTATAAAGTTAAAGAAATTAAAAAACTATTACTTCCTGCTATTGAAAAAAATAAAATGGAATTTCTTCCAGATGGTCAAAAGTTTTTTAACTTTAATAAAATTGAAAAAATGAAAAAAAGATCATTGAAGTTAAAAGATGAAGATAAGCAGGAATATAAAAAAGAACTTACAGAGTATATAAAAAAATTACAACAACTAGTGGAGGAAATATGATTTATAAAGATGATTTAATTGAAAAAGCAGAAACTACTATAAAAAGCAATGAATCTTTAATAGAAGACGATGCTGCTGTTGCAATGTTAGGTATTGCAAGAATTATTGCAATGAAGAAAGAAAATGAAGAACTTGAAATTTTTATAAAAGTTTTTAAAAGACTTACAGAATAAAAAGAACTTTATCAATTTTGCACTGCAAGTAACTTGCTCGTGTTGATAAAGCCCTCAGACAGTTTTATTTTACAGTAAGTTATTTGTGGTGTCAAGAAAACAGGAGGACATGATGCTAGAAATAAGAAAAATTGGAGAAAATTTATGGCTTGTAAATGGTGAATACCTTACAAATGATTATAGCAAAGCTGTAGTTATTGCAAATAAAGGTAAAAAAATTAATGGTTTCACTATAAATAAAAGTAAAAAAGCAAGTTTTTGGAAAAACTTAAAATATAAACTTAATTTTCCATTTCTTATACTGGAATATTGGATGTGATTTTATGGACATATTAAAAATAGCTTTGGCTACTCTTCTAGCAGAAAGGAGTGTTAAAAATGAGAAAAGCTCAAAAGACTGTGAAAAGACAAATAAAGATAAATGAAAAGAAAGAAATTAAATTTATAGAAAAACCTACTGAAAGTGAGCTTGATGCTCTTAGTTTAAAGACTCTTTTACTTTCACTAGAAATTATAATTAGTAATCATCAAAAAGTTTGGAAAAATGAAGAAGATGGTTATTTGAATACTTATTACAAGATATTGCTAGGTAGATGTAAAAACCTAACATCTGAAATTTATGACAAATGCTATGACGATGTCAAAGAACAAGACATAGAATATGAAGATAATTTCTACACTAGACAAGTAATGAAAGCACATGTTAAAGACTGTGCAAATTCTATTTGGGAAAAAGCACCAATGACCTTTGAAGATAAATTGCAAAGGCTTCCAGCTGGATTTACGGATACTATTCATTCCTGGAATAAGCTCATTAAAAATTTTAAATTAGATAGAGTTAAAAAATTAGTCAATGAACTTAATATCAAAGAAGAAGTTCAAGAACTAATAAAATCATCTGAAAAATATTTAGATATGGTTGATAGAGAAATTATGAAAATTAAAACTGCTTAGGGGGATAAAATGAAAGAATTAAAAATAAAAGCTTGGTTGAAGAAAGAAAAGAAAATGGTATCTATTATTGGAATAGATTTTAATTATGAATATATAAGATACACAGAAGATGATAATTTATTTAATTCAGATTATAAGGTTGCTGAATTTAAAGATATAGAACTTTTACAATTTACAGGATTAAAAGACAATGGTGGTCAAGAGCTTTATGAAGCAGATGTAATTAAATTCAATGATGGTGTAGATGATATTTATGGATTAATTTCCTATGATGATGAAGATGGAACTTATCGTGTTTCTTATGAAAATATTACAGAACACCTTTCAGACAGAGAAGGAGACTTTGAAATTGTTGGCAACATTTTTGAAAATCCAGACTTACATGAACAACTAGGATACTAGGTGAATTAAATGGAAAAAGTTTGTAAATGGTGTTCTAACTATAACAAAGGAAAATGTACTATTTTGAATGAAAAACTTTATCCAGATGTTCCCTCTTCTGGTTGGGGAACTTTGGATATTGTTACAAAATTTTTTGATAATCATTTCAGAAGGTTCTTAGATCCTAATGATTTATATGATTTAGCAGATGAACTTTCAGATGAAATAAATAATTTTGTTATTGAAAAATCAGAAGCTACAACTATAGAGCTTGCTTATGAGCAACAAGAAGATTTTTCTTGTAAATACTGGAGGTAATTGGATGACCACACATAAAATGGAATCATTAATTTATACCTATTTTCAAAGTGGAAGTTTAGCAATTGTTCCAAGAGTAACTAAAAATAATGCCTGGCTTGATACAGAAGTAGAACCAGCAACTTGGAGAAACATAGTAAATCACGAATGTGATATGCTGATTGTTACTAAAAAATGCTATTTAACTGAAGTGGAAATAAAAATATCTTTATCTGATTTAAAGGCAGATTTTAAGAAAAAACATCAACATAAAGATGGAAATATAAAAAATTTCTACTATGCTTTTCCAGAAGAAATGAAAGAGAAAGCATTAGAATTAATTCCAAAAGAATGTGGAATTTTAATAGCAGTAGAAAAGAAATGTAGTATTCCATATAGAACGATCGAATGTTATAGAAAACCTAAAATAAACAAAGAAGCTAAGCCTGTGAATGATATAGTTCTATCAAAAATTTATAGACTTGGCTATTTAAGGTACTGGAATTATAGAATGTCAGGAGGAATAAGTGAGTAAATATAGAGTTGGATTTTTATTAAGTAATAGTCATAGTACTAATGCAAAAGTTATAGATTTAGTTGATGATTGGGATTATGCAGAAAAAGAAGCAAAAGAAATAGTAAATAGTGATGATAAATTAAATGAACTTTTAGGAGAATGGTTGTCAGAAGTAATGTGGGCTGAAATAAAATTTTTAAAAACAAAGAAAGAGCAAAAAGAATGGGTGAATTTGAATGGTTAAAAAAATAAGTAAAGAAATTATTAAACTAGCAAAAAAATATTCAAAAAGCAATAATAGAAAGGCTTGTAAAATAACTTGGAAAATGTTTTATACAGGTTTAGGTAGACACCAATATTTTGGGAATGATATTTATTTTAAATTTAATAAAGGCTACAAAAGATTAAAAGCAAAATCTAAAAAAAGAAATGGTAAAAATAGAATGAAAGGTAACAGATATTTATATCAATGTAATTGTGGACATCAATTTGCTTCAAATAAAAAATGGAATAATGGAGAAATATATTGTCCAGAAACAGATTGTAAAATTTGTATAGAAAATTAAATAGAATTGAACTAAGATAAAAAGATTTTGGAATAAAAAAGCTCCACAGTCTTATATTAAAGGGAGTAGATTATGGAAACTAATAAACCAGTAAAAAATGAAGAAATAAATATAATAAAAAGAGCAGTAGTAGAGCAAATTGAAGAACTTTACAATAAATTAATTTTAAAGAAAAAGGCTTCATAAATGGAAAAAGTTGCAATTTATATTAGAGTATCAAAAAAAGAACAAACTAGGGACAAAGGGAGTGATAGCTCCCTTAATCTTCAATTAAAAAAATGTTTAGACTACTGCAAAGAAAAAGGTTATGAAGTCTTAAAAGTTTACCAAGATATTGAAAGTGGAAGAATAGATGACAGAAAAGAGTTTAATGAACTTTTTGGAGCTATTAGTAAAAAAATATATACTAAAATAGTTTTTTGGGAAATTTCAAGAATAGCAAGAAAAATTTCAACAGGAATGAAATTTTTTGAGGAGTTAGAATTATATAAAATTACTTTTGATAGTATCTCACAGCCATATTTAAAAGATTTTATGACACTTTCTATATTCTTAGCTTGGGGTACTGAAGATTTAAAGCAGATGTCTTTAAGAATAAAAAGTAACTTGGAAGAAAAAACAAAAGCAGGATATTTTGTTCATGGTAGACCAGCAACAGGCTATATCAGAGGAGAAAATAAAATGATTATTCCTGATCCTGAAAAGGCTCCTTATATTCTTAGTATTTTTGAAACATATGCTAAAAATTTCAATTTAACTGAAACTGCTAGAATATTTAATAAAACAAGAATGGATATAGTTGATATTATTGATAATAAAATTTATATTGGTTATGTCCCTCTAAGAAAATATGTAAAAGAATTAAATCAAAAAAATAGAACTCAAGTAAATAAAAAAGACATAAAATGGTATAAAGGACTTCATGAACCAATTGTTCCTCTTGAATTATTTGAATTTTGTCAGTCTATTAGAGAAAAAAATATAAAATCAAGAGTTGTTTATGGAGATTATAAACCTTATTTACTGTTTTCATCTATGATTTATTGTGAATGTGGAGATAAGATGTATCAGCAAAAGAGGAATAGGAGTTATAAAGACAATACTAAATATGCTTATTACTCTTATTCATGTAAAAATAGAAAACATAAAAAATCCTTCTCTGCTAAAATTATGGATAAAACTATTAAAGAAATGATTCTAAATTCAAAAGAATTAGAAGATTTGAATAATTATAATTCTAATGATATTGAGAAAAATGAAAAAAAATTATTAAAACTTGAAAATAATTTAAAAGTATTAGAAAATGAGAGAGAAAGAATAATAAATCTATTTCAAAAGAGTTATATCAGCGAAGATGAACTTGAAAATAGATTTAAAAATCTTAATGCTAGAATTAAAATTGCAAAAGAAAAAAAACTTGAATTTGAAAAGAATTTAAATATTCCAAAAAATAATGATATAAAACTTTTAGAAAAGTTGAAATTTATTATTGAAAACTATGATGAAGAAGATGTTATAGAAACAAGAAAAATTTTAAAAATGTTAATAAAAGAAATTAGAGTAATATCCTTTTATCCATTGAAAATTTCAATTTTATTCTATTAAAAAGCAACTCTATATAAGTTGCTTTTTTTTGTTACTGTGTTATACTCTAAAAAAGAGGTGATGTAAATGGAAGATAAAATTCAAAAATTAGCTGATATTATAAAAAATTCTAAATATCTTGTTTTCTTCACAGGAGCAGGAGTTTCAACAGACAGTGGATTAAAAAGTTTTAGGGGAAAAGATGGTTTATATAGCACTTTATACAAGGGAAAATACAGACCAGAAGAAGTATTAAGTTCAGACTTCTTTTATTCTCATAGAAATATTTTTATGGAGTATGTTGAAAATGAATTAAATATTAATGGAATAAAACCTAACAAGGGACATTTAGCTTTGGCTGAGTTAGAAAAAATTGGAGTTTTAAAAGCTATTATTACTCAAAATATAGATGATTTACATCAAATGGCAGGAAATAAAAATGTTTTAGAATTACATGGAAGTCTAAAGAGATGGTATTGTTTAGATTGTGGAAAAATAGCAGGTAATAATTTTTCTTGTAAATGTGGTGGTATAGTTAGACCTGATGTTACTCTATATGGTGAAAATTTAAATCAAGCTGTAGTTAATGAAGCTATTTATCAATTAGAACAAGCAGACACTCTAATCGTTGCAGGAACAAGTTTAACAGTGTATCCTGCTGCTTATTATTTAAGATATTTTAAAGGGAAAAATTTAGTGATAATCAATAATGAAAATACTCAATATGACAGTGAGGCATCATTAGTTTTAAATACTAACTTTGCTGACACTATGGATAAAGTCATAAATATTATTAAAATGGGAGCTTAGGCTCTCTTTTAATTTTGGTAGTTTATTGAAGTAATTTCAGTTGAAGTTCCTGCTCCTCCAAAGAAAACTAAATACTTTGTATTTTTTAATATATTAACTAATTCTAAAATTTTTTCATCTCTTTTAA